CACGGCATGAAGATGCAGCACGAGGCGATGAAGCAGCAGATCGAGCAAATGAAGGCTCAGCAGCAAATGGCGGCACAACAGCAGCAAGCAGCGCAGCAGATGGCCCAGAAACAAGCTCAGGGCATGCAGCAGATGAAACAAGGCGGTGAAGTCCACCGCGCTCGTATGTCCCAGATGAACAAACCGAAGGAGCCGAATGGAACAGCAGATACTTGAACACCTCCTCAAAAAACTTGAGGAAGAGCGTCAGTCGTTTATTCAAAGTTTGGGGGAAGGCGCAGCCAAAGACTACGCCTCCTACAAAGAGATGTGCGGGGTTTCTCGTGGGTTGTTACTCGCACAGTCTGAAATTAACAACCTGCTGCAAAAACTGAAAGACGACGATGAGTGATCTCTTGATTGGTCAGACCCTTGACCCAAATGGGCCGGTTTCTGCTTTGCCAGATTCTGCTGAGCAGAAGGCAAAACAAGTGCCGGAGCCCAAAACCTATCATCTTCTGTGCGCGCTCCCAGAGATTGATGACCAGTACGAAAGCGGCTTGGCTAAAGCAGCCCAGTCCATGCAGTTTGAGGAGCTTCTGTCTCCAGTGCTGTGGGTCGTCAAGATGGGTCCTGACGCATACAAGGATGAAAAACGCTTTCCAAGTGGCCCAAGCTGCAAAGTTGGTGACTTTGTTTTGGTGCGCCCCAACACGGGCACCCGCATCAAGATCCATGGCCGTGAGTTCCGTCTGATTAACGACGATTCAGTCGAGGCGGTGGTTGAAGATCCTCGCGGCATTACCCGCGCTTAAGGAGTAGACCATGGCAGACATTGAAAAAGTTGAATTTGAGTTTCCTGACGAGGCCGAAGAAAAAGTGCAGAGTAATCCTCCAAAGGAGGAGAAATCTGTTAACGAAGAGCCCGAGGTTGAAGTTGTTGACGACACCCCCGAAGAGGACCGTGGCCGTGAGCCCATGGATACTCCTCCGGAAGAGCCGGACGATGATGAACTGGCCAAGTATGACGAGAGCGTTCGCAAGCGCATCAAGCGTTTTACCAAGGGCTATCACGATGAGCGCCGGGCCAAAGAGGCTGCATTGCGTGAACGTGAAGAGGCTGTGCGATATGCGCAGCAACTCATGGCCGAGAATGAAAAGCTCAAAGGAACTTACAACCAAAGCCAAGCAGCTTTAATTGCCCAGGCAACTAAAGTGGCTCAAATTGAAGTTGAGCGAGCAAAAGCATCGTACAAACAAGCATATGAGTCTGGTGACTCTGATGCGCTTGTTGAGGCTCAAACCAAACTTAATGAGGCCAGCAATAAACTGGAGCGAGTTAAGAAATTTAAGCCTCAGGCTTTACAACCTCAAAAAACTGAGGTACAAACTCCACCGCAACAGGCTGAATCTAAACAACCGGCCCCGCAGCCAGTCACAGATCCTGACTTAATCGAATGGCAAGAGCGCAATCCTTGGTTCGGTAAAGACAGAAAAATGACGGCATATGCGCTGGGCTTGCATGAAGAGATTACGTCTGACGGAATTCAAGCAGGAAGCAAGGAGTACTACAAGCGTATTGATGCGGATCTGCGGAACACTTTCCCGGCAAAATTTGGAGCCGAGGAGGGCGCTGAAGCACCTAAATCTCAGCGAACAAAATCCAATGTTGCACCTGCGACGCGCAGCACAGCCCCACGTAAAGTCGTGCTCACGCAAACACAGGTCAATCTCGCCAAGCGGCTCGGACTGACTAATGAGCAGTACGCCCGTCAGGTTGCACTTGAAATGAGGAAATCGTAATGGAACAAACAAATAGCCGCGCTTCGCGCAACTCTGACTCTCGCGCTTCGTCTAAGCGCCCATCTCGTTGGGCTCCTTCTGCGTTGTTGCCGGAAGTCAATCCCGAAGATGGTTATGCGTTTCGTTGGATCCGTTTGTCTACGATGAGCACCGACGACCCCATGAACATTTCCGCAAAACTTCGTGAAGGCTGGGAGCCCGTCAAGGCTTCAGATCACCCCGAGGCATTTGTTGCAGGAACACAAGATGTCCGGTTCCCTGATTCAATTCAGGTTGGTGGTTTGATGCTGTGCAAAATCCCATCAGAGTTCATGGAACAACGTGACGAGTATCACCAGCAACAAGCTGAAGCTCAAATGAAGTCCGTGGACAGTAACTTCATGCGCGAAAACGATCCGCGTATGCCCGTTTTCAATGAGCGGCGTACCAAGGTCACATTCGGGCAAGGCTCTTAATTTTTGGAGTAAATCATGGCATCTACTGCTGCACCCTACGGGCTTCGTCCCGTCAAGCGTGTTGATGGTATGCCCTATGCTGGCGCGGTTGAGGAATTCTTGATCGACCCGGCTGGGGAAGCTACCAACATTTTCAACGGCCAAGTCGTCATTATTGGCGCTGATGGCTACATCGCTATCTCGACTGCCACTGGCGCAGACGTGACCACGAACAACTTGGGCGGTTCTGGTGTTGGCGCAATCGGCGTTTTCGTCGGTTGTGAGTACACCAACGCTCAAGGTCAGCGTATCTGGTCGCAGTACTACCCCTCTGGCACGACTGGCGACGTTCGCGCTAAGGTTGTCACCGACCCCAACGTGATCTTCCAAGCCCAGCTGGACGGCTCGGGCGCTCAAACCGTTTTGGGCACCAACACGTTCTTTGCCGCTGTGCAGAGCACCAGCACTGGTTCGACCCAGACTGGCAACTCGACCAGCGCCTTGGACGCTACCGTTCAAACCACCGCCGCTGCATTCCGCATTGTTGGCTTCGCCTCCACCCCTGGCGACAGCTACACTGACGTGTATGTGAAGTTCAACCCCAGCGCTCATTCGTACTTGAATAACGTTGGTCTGTAAGGAGCTAAATCATGGCTATTTCTCGTTCACAGCTCCTGAAGGAGCTTCTGCCCGGTCTGAACGCATTGTTCGGTTTGGAGTACGCCAAGTATGGCGAAGAGCACAAAGAGATCTACGAAACGGAGAACTCGGAGCGCTCGTTTGAAGAAGAGACCAAGCTGTCTGGCTTTGGCTCTGCCCCGGTGAAGGCTGAAGGCGCTTCGATTGCGTATGACAACGCACAAGAAGCCTGGACGGCTCGCTACACCCACGAAACCATTGCCATGGGCTTCTCCATCACGGAAGAAGCAGTGGAAGACAACCTGTATGACAGCTTGTCTAGCCGCTACACCAAGGCATTGGCTCGTGCGATGGCGTACACCAAGCAGGTCAAAGCCGCATCGGTGTTGAACAACGCCTTTGCCGCTGGCACCACCTATGGTGATGGCAAGTCTCTGTGCGCAACTGACCACCCGTTGGTCGGTGGTGGCACCAACAGCAACCGTCCTTCGGTCGGTGTCGATTTGAACGAAACGTCGTTGGAAAACGCCGTGATCCAAATCGCCGCTTGGACCGACGAGCGTGGTCTGTTGATCGCTGCCAAGCCCAAGAAGCTGGTCATTCCTCCGGCGCTGCAATTCGTTGCTGAGCGTCTGATGAAGACCGACCTGCGTGTCGCTACTGCTGACAATGACATCAACGCGTTGAAGTCGATGGGCTCGATCCCCGGCGGCTACACGGTCAACCACTTCTTGACCGACACCAACGCTTGGTTCATGTTGACCGACGTGCCCAATGGCCTGAAGCACTTCGTGCGTACCGCCATGAGCACCGGAATGGATGGTGATTTTGATACTGGAAACGTGCGCTACAAGGCCCGTGAGAGATACTCATTTGGTGTTAGCGATCCGTTGGGTATCTACGGTTCTCCCGGCTCTGCCTAAACCGTAACTTCTTGATTTTCAAGGCAAAATTGGGGCTTCGGCCCCTTTTTTGTTGGCGTATTGGTACAAGGCACAAGAACAACTTGACCTTTCCGTCGCTCTTGTGTATAGTATCAATCGTACCAACACAGGAGTTTAACAATGGCAGTCATCTACAAGATCACCAACATGGTGAACGACAAGTACTACATCGGTAGTGCGCAGTCATTTGAAAAGCGCAAGTGGCAGCACATCAACGACATGCGTCGCGGTGTTCACAAAAACCCACGACTGCAAGCCGCGTGGAACAAGTACGGCCCAGATGCATTTGTGTTTGAGGTCATTGAGGTTGTTCCAGAAGATCGAGAGGTTTTTGATATTGAGAACACGTACCTATACAAGTGTGTCGGTCAGCCAGACTGTTACAACATAAACACGGACGCTCGGGGTATGAGAACCGGTATACCGCACAGTTCAGAAACCAAGCAGAAATTAAGTGAACGGGTGCAGTCGGCTTTAGCAGATGGTCGTGGAGGTCGGTTTATACCCACAGAGGAGACTCGCTCCAAAATGTCAGCATCAGCCAAAGGAAACCAAAACGCATTGGGCCACAAGCGCACAGAGGCCGAGCGGGAGGCCATCCGACAGCGAATGACAGGCAACCAGAACTTTCTTGGGAAAACGCACTCCGAGGAAACAAAGAGCAAGCTGCGCAGACCGCTGTTTGCTGTCAAACCAGATGGCAGTCAGCGCACGTTTGTTGGCGTTGCCGAGGCAGGGCTGGAGCTTGGTGTGACATACCCAATGCTTGCCCGCGCCGCAAAAAATAAACGCCCGATAGTCAAGGGGAAATTGGCTGGATGGTTGTTCATGTACCAAGATGACCCAGTGGCTCTTCCAAAGATACCGGACGAATATCAACATCTTCCACGCAGCAGATCGCAAGCCAAGGCCGAGGGGGCTAAACAGTATTTCACCGGAGTCCCCTGTGATCGTGGTCATATAGGCCCAAGAGCAGTAAAGGGAACCTGCATCTTGTGCCGCCGAGAGGATGAAAAAGCTGCGCGTCAGCGCGTTGACCAGCAACCCGCTTCGTGATACATTGCGAAAAACCGGGGTTATCCGGTGTATCAGACAGTCCCGGCTGACGTTCATGCAGACTGATGCACCCCACCGCATGAAGGAAAAATCATGGGCACTACCACTTTCTCTGGCCCCGTTGCTTCGACCAACGGCTTTATTGCCCCCACCTACACCGTTGCAACCGCTCCCGATGTTGGCGCCGCTGGCACCGTGATTTACGTCTCTGACGGCTTGGCCGGCGCTCCCTGCTTGGCTGTGTCGGACGGCTCGGACTGGATCAGCCCTGCCGGTACGGCTATTGCTGCCGCGTAATTCACTCCTACCCCGCCTGTCGGGGTTGTTGCACTTTAAGGAGTTGAATCATGGGTATGCAAACTGACGTAAAAGCCGCGACGGTAACCGCTGAAGGTTCTGCGTATGCGGCTCGCGCCCGTGTTAAAGCCCTGTCTTTTGTGACCACCGGCACCGCCGGTTCAGTGCAGATTGAAGACGGCGACGGCGGCACGGTCAAGATTAACATCGCTACAGCCGGCGTCGCTGACACGCAGCATATGCTGCTGCCGGGCGAGGGCGTGCTGTTTGAGACGGGTATCTGGGTTGTGCCGACGAACGTCTCATCTGTCACGGTGTTCTATGGCTAAGTCTCCAGCTTGGCAGCGCAAGGAAGGCAAAAGTCCCGCTGGTGGGTTGAATGCCAAGGGTCGCGCCTCTGCTAAGAAGCAAGGCATGAACCTCAAGCCCCCTGCGCCAAAGCCCAAAACCAAGAAGGATGCCGCTCGACGCAAGTCGTTCTGCGCCCGAATGGAGGGGCACAAAGCCAAGAACACGGGCGAGAAAGCCAAGAAAGACCCAAACAGTCGCATCAACAAGAGCCTGAGAGCGTGGAATTGTTGACATGGATATGATGCTGTGGAACATCATTCTTTCTGCCGCTGGAGGGTTCATTGTTTGGGTTCTGAAGGCCCAGATGGACGAGCTGAAGCGGGTGCAGATTCTTCTGAACCGCACGCGGGAAGAGATGGCAAAAGAGTATGTCACCAAAGCAGAGGTGCATGCTGACATTAACCGCGTTCTTGACCGGTTAGACCGGTTGGAAAGCAAGCTAGACGCTTTTATGAAGGAGCACCGCAATGTCTAACGTATTTCGTGAGGGCATGGAGATGCCCAACAATGACGACATGAGCGCAGGCATGAAAATGCCTCCGAAGCGCAATATGAAGCGCGTTTCTCCCAAACCTAAGTCAAAACCAAATCCTACCCCTCCTCTGACTGAGGAAGAGATGGAGGTTCCTGAGAGTGTGAAGCGTCGCTTCCGCCAAGAGGATGAAGACCGCGAAATGATGCGCCGCGCTAGCGAAGCCTACGACAAGGCAACCGGCATGAAGTGCGGCGGCAAGGTCAAGAAGTACGCTGGCGGCGGCAAGGTGCGTGGTGACGGTATTGCCCAGCGTGGCAAGACCAAAGGCCGGATGTGCTGACATGATGCCGAGCCGAGGAATGGGCGCTATCAAGCAGGGCTGCTATGCAAAAGGCGGCTCTACTGGCCTTTACGACAACATCCACGCCAAGCGCAAACGGATTGCGGCAGGTTCTGGTGAAAAGATGCGTAAACCGGGCGACCCCGGTGCTCCTACAGCCAAAGCCTTTAAGCAGTCAGCCAAGACGGCAAGGAAAGCCAAATGACAACTTCAGGGACCGCTGCGTTCAACATGGATCTCACGGAGATCGTTGAGGAAGCCTTTGAGCGCGCCGGTTCCGAGTTGCGCTCTGGCTATGATTTACGCACTGCTCGACGTTCTCTTAATCTGCTGTTTGCCGATTGGGCAAATCGCGGCATCAACATGTGGACGTTTGAGCAAGGCTCCATTCCTTTGGTGCAGGGCACGGCTTCGTATGACCTGCCTGCAGATACTGTTGATTTGCTTGAGCAAGTGATTCGCACCACTACAAGTGGTACGCAGTCTGACCTGACTATCTCGCGCATCAGCGTGAGCACCTACTCCAGCATTCCAACCAAGACATCGCAGGGCCGACCTGTACAGGTTCTTGTCAATCGAACTATCACACCTAGTGTTACGGTTTGGCCTGTACCAGATCAGTCAGAAAAGTACACCTTGATCTATTGGCGCATGCGCCGTATTCAGGACGCTGGCAATGGTGTGAACACCATGGACGTGCCGTTCCGGTTTATCCCATGTATGGTGGCTGGATTGGCCTACTACATCGCTATGAAGGTGCCGGGTGGTGTGGAGCGTCTACAGATTTTGAAGCAGCAGTACGACGAGGCTTGGCAGTTGGCTGCTGATGAAGACAGAGAGAAGGCGTCTGTGCGGTTTGTTCCGCGCAGCATGCACATATGAGCAACCGTTTTGCATCTGGCCACAAAGCACTTGGTATTTGCGACCGGTGCGGCCTGAGCTTTAAGCTGCGC